CCAGATACTATTTTTCCACGAGCAATAGGAGTTACTACAAAATCCTCTGTAGGTGCAATAAGTTTTGTAGTAGAATCAGTTGAAATACCAGATTTAAAGGCATTTATATTAACTGTAAGAGGTGGATATGCAAATTCTTGATAATCAGTACCTTTTGATTTAAGATTTACATACTTATTATCCAAATATTCTGTTTTTATTGTTCCACCAACTCCAGCATTAGATAATCTAAAAGTATCATTATCCAATTTAATTACATAATATTGATTTGATTGTGATAATCCAGAAATAAGTGATCCAGAACTAGAATAAGTTATTAACTCACCACTAGAAAATCCATGATCTTCAAATTTAATCGTTGATCTAAATGTATTAATACCTGCTTGTTTGACGAATATTCTTCTATTTTCATAAGGATTACCTGATTTTATTATATCAACAGAATCTAGGGTTTTCTTTGCTTCAGCAAGTCTAAATTTATGAATTCCAGACTTTCCTGCAAATGTAAATCCTATGGTGTTGATACCTGCAGCATAATCATCAATATTACCATATAGTTTGATAGTATTAATTCCAACAACTTGAGGATAATATACTGCCTCTTCTGTTAAAAAATTATTTAAATATGCATTAGAAGCACCAAATGTACCTATACCTATTGCACTACTATTATTATTTTTATCATAAACTAATCCCTGACCATTTCGTAAATTATGTGGGGTTAAAAATGTTATTGTTTCTGCAGTAACATCAATACCACCACCCTTATCATTTGTTCTTCCATCAAAAGAGATCTCTCTAAATCTCTTCTTTATTATTGGTTGTAATATACTTTCTGCACCATTACCACCAATCAGTGTTATTGAATTAATATCTTCAATATCAAAATTTTGCTCATCAATTATAATATCAGCTATATCACCTCTTACTACTGGTTGTACTAATGCTGTTGTACCTAATCCAGAGGAAATAGTTATTTTTGGTAGATTAACTAAATCATAATTAGAACCGCCATTTAAAACTAAGAATTTATCTATTGGACCATAAAAAATATTATCAGTTGACTTATAGTTAGAAATTTCAACACCATTTACTAACATACCAGTAGTACCTGGTATAGTTTTTACATCTTTTGAATCTTTTAAATTTGGAACTAATGGATATTTTCTAAGTAATTTTTGTGGACCAATTTTTGCATCTAAATGCCTTAGTAAAGTAAATGTATGTGTTGTTGTAGATCCTGGAATATCAAACTCAATATAACTATCTGATTCTATAAAAGCTGGTGATAGATACAATCTAATTTTATTTTTTTCATTCAAAACCCTTACATAATAATTACCAGCAGATAAACCTATAAGTGGAGTAGTTCCTGGTTGATAATATACTTCATCTCCTGTAATAAAAGGAACATCATTTGCAAATGATAAAATAGAATATTTGAAATTAGTTGTATTTTGACCTTGAACAGTATCATTAGCAGTTATTGTAGTAATTCCAACCTGTAAAATTTCAGATTGTATAGGATATGAAGGTAAAGAATTGGAAGCAACATATAAATTTTTATCAGAATCATTATATACATTCTGAATATCAGATGTTATTTCATTATTTCCATAAGTAATTGGAATATATGTACTAGAAGTTTTATTTAAAGATCTTCTTATAGAATAATTTTTCCCAATATATGCATCAAATCCTGCTCTTAATTCAACATTATTATTACTAATTGCATCTACAATATCGGTTCCAACAACAAAAGTAGTAATACCAGATGCATTTTTTTCTAAAATATCTATAGTATCTGTTACTTTTAAACTGGATTTATCAATATCAGATAAAACATTAAATTGCGTTATTTTAGCTGATGTATTAATACCACCAACAATTCTTTCAACAAATACATCAGTTTCATAAGTTGTTGAAGTATTATAAATCCAAGAATTAGCAAAAACTTCCTTTTTAGTTTTATTAATATCTGGATTATCTATTAAATCACCTAATGTATCAACATATATACTTTCTCCTTCTATACATAACTTATTAGTACCTGAAGGAGTAAATTTAGATAAAACTCCAGTAATTCTTAATTCTACTTTATTTTCTAAATTACCATTTTCATACCCAAAAATAACTTCATCAGAACGTAAATTATCTGTACTATCAATTTTTTCTTTTATATTTTTACAATTTAAAAATTGATTTATTGTTGTATCAGTATATGTAATATTTGTATTAATACCAGAATGTATTAATGTACCAGTAGTACTAAATCCTACAGTAGAATCTACTGTAATAACATCTGAATCCTTATCTACATCACCAATTACCTTTGTTTTACCTGGAATTGTAAATGTTCCTGTAATAGAATCTCTTTCATTATAACCAACAAAAAGATCTAATCTATAGTAATTTGCAACATTAACACCTGTAAGATACTCAACATCAGATACAGATGCAGTAGTTTGAGAGTCTGTAGATTTTACAATAGTTTGACCCTTTAATTTTAAAGGATCTCCTGAAATTAATTCAGCAACTACTTCTTCACGTCTAATATATTTTGCTGAAGATGGTTTAATTAAATAATCTTCAAGATCAATAACTGATGGATCAACACCATATAATACATTAAATAAAATTCTAAAGGATTCTTCTGTTCCCTTAGTTTCATAAAAAGTTCTTGCTTCTTTTATAAAGTTATTAACATCTAATCTATCAACAAATTTACTATTCTCCATTCCAGGAGTAAGGGTATATTTGAGTTTTTTATAGAATTCTTGTAAAAATAAAGCACTTAAATTCTTTACTGTTGCATTTGCTGCATGTTCAGATGCTACAGTATCAGAAAATACTAATTCTCCTGGATTATTTGGTTCATGGTATGTCGAAATTCCACTAAATCCACGTTCACAACCTGTAAAAGTATTTGTAGTTAAACCTGTATATGTAATTATTTCATTATCAATCTTTAAAAGACCATACTTATCTGGAAATCCTTTTGTGCTTTCGACTGAAATTGTTTTAGCACCAACAGTGGTTATTCCAGTTAAGGTTGTTTCTCCTTTAATAACCTCTGGTGTTAAGTTATCTAATTTTAAATATTGGTCTAAATTATCTGCAAGATCAACAGGACCACCAGTATATTCCTGTGAAATATAGTATTGTTTTAAAAATTCGGGATAATTTGGACTTTCAGATAAGAAAAATTCAGGAATTTGACTATCAACAATTTGCTGTACCTGAACACGTTTATTAATTCCAGTTGTTATCATATTCTATCCCCTGGTTAATACTCCATTTGTATAACTTGACGTAACTTTGAACCCAACTCCAGATATTTGCTCTCCTGAAGAAATGGTGTCTTTAACCATATTTATTGAACTATCATTAATGCTAAATTTCAAATATAAATCTTGAAGTCCAATAATATCATTGGATTCTGGATATGCTTGAATTTCAATAACATTATTTGCAATATCAGTTGATGTTATATTAATTGTAGTTAAAATTATTTCACCTTTTACATAATCTACTGTACCTGCAGATTGTACAATTACAACTTTTGACCCATCAACTGCATCTGTCTTAACAATTGATATTTCACCTGTTAATTTATCAGGATTTGGACTATCTGTTAGATATACTGTATCTGCAATACCAGAAACTGTAAATCCAGTACTTTTAATGTTTAAACCCTCTGGTTTAACATTAAATCTGTTACCAAAACACAATTCATATTGAGAAAATTGGTTTATAAGAGCATTTAAGTTTCTTCTAATACGTACTCTTGTAATATTTGATGTTATTGCAGTATTAATGTTATCAATAACACTTAAAACTTTACTATACTTAAATCTTCCACCAAATTTATTAATATCAGTTGATTGTGAATAAGTTGTAAGACCATCTACAACTTCAGTCTTCAAATTATTAACAGTATCAACTTGAGAATTGTTATAATAAATGAAAGATTCTAATTCAACATATAATATTTTTAAATCTACTATTTTTTGGTTAATTCCAGTCAAAGAATAACTTTTTAAATTTGAAAGTATCTGTTGTTTGTCAAAATCAGAGACAAATTCACCATTTTTTGGTTTAATTGAAATAAAAACAGTCCCAAATTGTGGTGGTGTTAGTTCTTCACCACCAACAACAGAAACACTTTCAGTATTTGGGTATACTTGTTGTATTACAGACTCATAATCCCTTGATGTAACAGCTCTGTACTGTGCTGAATACAGTCTAGGAGCAAAGTATTTAATAGAATCGACAGATTCTATATCACCGCCATTAGATGCCTTTGTAAGCGTTGTTATATTGGATATATTAGTATCTGTAACAGTAGCATCTAAGGAATTTATAAAACTTCCTGAAAATGAGAATGCAGAAGGTCCATTACCATCTACTCCATCTGTAACAATGTAACTAACTGTAATTTCTGCTCCATTATCTAACTTTTTACCAAAGATTCCATCACCAAAAAGTATCTCATATCGCTCATCTTGCACTTCTTGGATTAAAAATGTCCTTGAATTTGAATCAATATTTAAAATATTGTCAATTTTAGTGTATTGTACACCTTTTCCTGTATCTGAAGTACCTTTTACATGTACAACTATGGTTGAAGTGTCGATAAATGAGTTATCTAGGATAAATCTTTGATCTAATGACCCATCATAAGTAAAAGATTTAGTTAAATATGTGCCTTGATAGACTGTAATTGGACTAAATGTTGCTTTATAGAATGTTTTTGACGGTATATCGGGAGTTGCAGCAGTTATAGAGTCATATTTAAGAGTTGTTGTAATACTTTCTGGTATAGAAAAGGTATATGATGTATTATCTACGTTACCTGTACATACTAAACCCTCTTTTAAGGTTAATGTTCCTCCTTGATCTTCTGTTACAACCGTAAATTCAACGGATGCTTGTGCTGCCGTCCTAGAACGAGGTACATATCCTATATTTCTTGCCAAAGAAACTACATTTTCTCTTACAGTTGCTGAATCTAAGAAAGATTCATTCACAACCATAT